CAACACATTGGGAAGGTTGGAAGGGGCTGGGGTAAAAGTCGTTAGAGAAAAATTTATTGATAGTTTTAACTTCAACGAGCAATACATCCGAAAAAACGATATCGTCTATACACAATACAATCCATACACCACAACGGGTAGACCATCCAATAGACATCTTAACGTAAACTACTCTGCTCTAAACAAATCCGATGGTACAAGAGAAATGTTTATTAGTCGTCATCCACACGGAACTCTAATTCAATTTGACTATGAGTCTTATCACATTCGTTTGATTGCGAAAATGGTTGGATATGAGTTTTCGGAAGGTACAACGGCACACCAACACCTTGCAAACCTTTATGGGTGTGATGTAGAGACGGCAAAGAAAATAACTTTTACATATCTTTATGGGGGATTAGATGATAATGCTCGTAAAATTCCTTTCTTTCAAAAGGTAGACCAATACATTAAGGGATTATACCAAAGGTTCGTCATTTCGGGAAAACTTACGACACTCTTATATAAAAGAGAAATACCTTTTAGTAGAATTGAGAGTGCAAACGAACAAAAGGTATTCAACTACTTACTACAATCCTTAGAGACTGAAATAAATTATATGAAGATTGGTGAGGTATTGGAGTATTTGGATGGGAAAATGTCAAAAATGATACTTTATACTTATGATGCCTTTCTTATTGACACTCATCCAATTGAAAGAGAAAATCTTTTAAACGACATTAGAGAGATAATGGAGAAAGGTGGTTTTCCGGTTAAAATTGAAGAAGGAGAGAATTATAACAATTTAGAGGTTATAAGTTAAAATTTTATATTTATATCATATAATTATGTTAATATGAGATTAGTAAATTTGATTCCATTAAAGGAATTATACAACCCAGCAGAAGCCTTTAATAAGAAGGTAAGTAAAATGACAGATAATAACGACCATTCGTCTGCGGCAGTTGAGTTGGCAATTTATATGGATGACAGAGATGCTGTTAGTAAGTTACAAAAAATAAAAAGACAACACGATAAGGATGGTAGTATATCTGCGGAAGATGCAAAGAAAAGAGATAAGATGGTAGATGATTTGTTAAAACAAGCCAAAAAATCTCTAACCAACAAAGACTATACATTAGTAAGTAATTCATTTTAATAATATAAAAGATGTCAATAAATTTCCAAGAAATCCTTAAAGAATTAGAATATCGTGTAGAACATGGTATTATTGATTTAACAAAAGAGGAACAAGTTACAAAATTAACACAAATCTTAAAAGAAAATGGTGTGTCTGATGCCAATGAAATGGCACAAAAAGCAAGAGTGTATTTCAGTTATATAAACGAAGCTCCTAAAAAACAACCTTTGGACAAAGTATTAGCTCAAAAGTTTGTAAACCCAGATACCGATAGAGAGGTAACTGTTGCATCTGCATTGGGTTATGAGAAAAAATCTAAAGCATATAATATTGCAAAGGGTATGATGACCACCGCAGGATATTCAAACAAAGATATTGATATGGTTGATGCAGGACCTGGTGATGAAGAAAAACCAAAAGGTAAAAAATTGGGTGGCTCAGATTTTGCATCATCCGCAGAACAACCAACTCCAACGGAACCAACCAAAAAACCTGGTGAAGAAGATGAAGATGCAAATGAGTCACCTAAATACGATAGTAATAACCAATATCAAAGAGCGATTGCAGAAGCTAAAACTTCACAGGAATTACAAAAAGCATTGACCAACTTACATGCAATTGAAGAACAAAAAATGTTCAAAGAGAAGAAAGCAGGTGCAGGTGGTATGGTTGCATCTACCGGTGAAAGTATATATGTTGGAATATCATCCGATTTAATACATGGTACATCTGAAGTTAAAAATTCATCATTATATCAAAAAAGCTTACAGGCCAGACAAAAGAATACACAAAAAATATTAGATAGTCAAAAAGGTAGAGAATTTAAACAATTAGCCGTAGAATTAGAAGCAATTGCAATTTCCCAAAAATTAGATTTAAAAAATCCTGATGATTTAAAGGCTGCAATTCAAATTTATAACGAAAGAGAAGCATTTGTAACGGCATATGATGCTGAATTTAAAAAGACAAATGTAGGAAAGGATAGTAAATTTAAAACCGAAGAATCTAGAACAAGTTGGATTCGTGCAGCTTATATGGGTTCTATATCTTTAATCAAGAACGGCCCTGCAAATTGGAATAGAGAGAGAGGAAACGGAACGGTAATGAAAGCAAATAGTGTAACGGATGGTGCAACAGAAGAGTTATTGAATAATAAATTAAAAAATGCAAAAACTCCAGAAGAAAAGGCACATTATGAGAGAGAACTTAAAATGTGGAATAAATTTAAAGGATATCACGATACATATTTAGTTTATACAAATGATAAGGGGCATGTAGAGGTATTTAATATTTCTAATAAAAAGAGTAGAGACTTAAATGACCCACAAAACAATACAACTCCGGCACAAAGATTGAAAAATTATATGGAGGAAGCTAAAAAGCGTGGTATTAAACCTGAAACTGTTGTAAAATTGGCAAAAGCAGAACAAAAAGCACAAAAAGGTGCAGAAGATATGAATGCAATAGCATTAGGTGGATTTGATGATATGAATAAAAATGATACAAAATCTTTAGCATATATCGGCCAAAGATTACCAGGAAGAGGTAATATTAAAAGTAAAGAGGATGCATCGGATGAATACTTAACAGCATTAAGTGGAGATAAGTATATTAAGGAAAAAATCAAACAGGCCGTTCTAAAGAAAAATCCAAACGCAACTAAAGAACAAATTTTGAAAGCTCAAAATAATATCACACCTGAACAAACTGTACAATATGCATTGGAAGTTTGGAATGACCCAAATATTGATAAATCTAAATTACCTGGAAATTATAGTAAATTTATATTAAAAATTGGAACCTTATCACAAAGTATATATGAGAAGTCTAAAACAATGACCCCAAAAGAAATATCACAATCAATGGGTGGTGTGTATACTCCAAAAGATATTGAAAATATATTGAATACAAAAACCAGTTTAGGAAAAACAATGGCAGCATTAAGAGAAGTAAAAGAAAGACACGCTGCTGGTTTAAATGGTGTACACGTTGGATTTATGAATGATTTACACAAAGCGGATGGAACAAAACCAGGACACACAGGTCCTAATGGCCCTGCAGTTCAAACATATGTTGCAGGAACTCTATCATCTTTACACATAGATACCTATGTTGAAAACTATGATGATAAAGTTTTAGTTGAAATGGGTGGAGTTGGTGTAACACCACGTGATATGAGAGGATGTATGGCAAAATTATCAGGATATACCGGTAAATATGATACTCCGGAAGAAAGAAAGGCATTAAAAGAACATTTGATAAAAAGTGTTAAAGTCGATGCATCAACCGGTGCAGTATATTTAGTTGGAAATAATGGAAATAATGTTAGAATAGCCAGTGATACTTGGAGACAAGCAGGTGCAAATACTAAAAAAGTTGCAACCGCATATGGTCCTGAATTACAAAACTGTTTAAAAAAGAGTGTAAAAAATAGAAAATAATGAATACACAACTACTTTGCCTTTTTACGACAAAGGAGGAATTGGATAAGTCGGTTAATTTTATATTGACTAATTATACTCTAACTAATCCAAATGTTTTCATTTTAGAAAGTAAGATAAGACCTGAAGAGGCGTTCATTACTTTTAATGTCGAAAAGGGTTCTAATGCAATTCCTTCGGAATGGAAAACTATTTTAGTACATAGAAAGAAACAATCTAATTCAATATACACTATTAATGCTTTGAATGAAGTAGTTAAGTCAAAAACGGGTGGTCAATTGAACAATTCTTATATGATTGATTGGGAAGAATTTAGAAATTGTATCTTAACAACATCTAATACAGGTTATAAAATGATACCTACAAAAGTATTCAAAAGTTTTAATACACAAAATTTGGAGAATTAAGATATTTTTCTTATATTTGTTTCATGACAAAGAGAAATAGATACACTCCAATTCAAATTCACGCAAACGAACCTTCGGACATTTTTGAACTTAATAGACGAGAACTTGCAAAAGCAATCGTAGATGGTATTGCATTCGGAATAAGAAATAAAAAGAAGAGAGTTGATTTTGCAAAAGTCTTAATTAAAGAGATTATAGTTATTACATTATCCATTGATAGTAGAGAATTTACAGAATTATTAGACGAACAATTACAAATACTCATCGATTTTGAAGAGTATGAAACTTGTGCACTTGCAGTAAAATTGAAAAACAAATTAGAAACAATTAAAGAATAAATTATGGGTGAACAACATGTACCACTTACAATTGATGAAAACGGATTAGTTACATCAGTAGGAAAACAAAAAGACGAATTTGACATTTATGAAACCTGTGTTATGTGTGGTAAAGAAACCACTACATTAAAAACCACTCATGTCGATTTTAGATATGGTTATGTAGATGGAGCAGGACAATTATGTAGAGAATGTTATTTGGGTGAAACTAGAAATTTAATTACTGTAAATAGTAGAACAATTTTAGATACACCCAACGATGCCGAATTAGGAGCAAAGGTTAGAGAATTATATTGGGAAAGTAAAAAATAAGTTATGGCAGAAAAGAAAAAAGATTCGGAGTTATTTTTAGGTGGAGGACACTTAAATATTCAATCATCACAATATGTTGAAACTTACAATTCATTAAAATTGATAACCATTGAAGATGGTGCAATTGAATTAAATGTAGAAATAAAAGCTGATTTTAGTAAGATACCTGAAAAATATCACGAAGTATTTTTAAATATGTTTTCATCAAAATATGTAGGAACAACATCATTTGGAGATAATCCATTTAGTTTATGTAAACCTGCACCTAAAAGAAAATGGTATCAAATATGGAAGTAAAAGAAATGGTAAACGGCCCTCAACACTATGGGGGAGTAGACAATCCATACGAAGTAATTAAAGTATGTGAAGCATGGGGATTAGACAAAGATGCTTATCTATTCAATGTAGTCAAATATGTTGCAAGAGCAGGTAAAAAAGACCCTAAAAAAGAACTGGAAGACCTCAAAAAAGCTATATTTTACCTAAATCGCAAGGTTGAAAACCTCCAAAAATAAATTTGGTAATGTGGAAAAATAGTCGTATATTTATAGTAATAAAAGCTGAAAAAGTTATATTTAGATATAGGTAATATCGATATAAACCTCAACTTTAAAAACAAATTTTTAAACCCTAAAAACAACAAAACAATGGACATTTCATTGGCACTAAAGAGATTTAGCTCTTTACAAAACAACACTAAAAAGTCGGATTCAATTTTCAAACCGGCAAACGGAAAATCTCAAGTGAGAATCGTTCCTTACAAGTTCAACAAAGACATTCCTTTCATTGAACTTTACTTTCACTACAACATTAACAACAAGACTTATTTAAGTCCAATGTCATTTGGTAGACCTGACCCTATCGTTGAGTTTGCAGAAAAACTTAAAAGAACAGGTGATACCGATGATTGGAAAGCAGGTAAGAAAATGGAACCAAAGTTAAGAACTTTTGTACCAGTTATCGTAAGAGGTAAAGAATCAGAAGGAGTAAAATTCTGGGGATTCGGTAAGACAGTTTATCAAGATATCTTAGGATATATTGCTGACCCTGATTACGGAGATATTACAGACCCAAATACAGGTAGAGATATCGTATTGGAAGTAATGTCAGCAGAAGAGTCTAACGCATCTTATCCAACAACAACAATCAGAGTTAAACCTGCAACATCTAAATTAGCAGATTCTCCGGAAACTATCCAACAATTGTTAGATGGACAAAAAGAAATTACTGAATTATATCAGGAATTATCTTACGCAGAATTAAAGTCAGTTTTAGAAAATTGGTTAAATCCATCAGCAGCAGTTGGAAGTGATGATATCATTGAAGAATTAGAAGCACCAAAACCAAAAGTAATAGTTCCAACACCAAAACAATCTGATGTTTTAGTTGATATGGGTGGAACAACTGGTGAAATCGGTGACTTACCTTGGGAAAAGGAAGAAGCTGCAAAACCAAAACAAAAAGATGATGTAGCATCAGCATTTGATGATTTATTTAACAATTAATAATTAGGTTACAATGGCCAAAAGAGAAGAGGATTTAGCAAGTATTCTTGCAGATTCATTAAACAAACAAAATAAGGATGGTAAAATTGCCTACTTTCTAAATGATGAAGGTGGTGACGTTCCTACCAATGTTAAAGATTGGATTTCAACTGGTAATGCTATGTTGGATGTTGCAATCTCTAATAGACCTTATGGTGGCTTCCCTGTTGGACGTATTAGTGAGATTACGGGTTTAGAGCAAAGTGGAAAATCTTTGCTCTCCGCCCATCTCCTTGCTGAAACACAACGCAAAGGTGGAGTGGCCGTATTGATTGATACTGAAACTGCCGTAAGTAGAGAATATTTAGAAGCAATCGGAGTAGATATTTCAAAGTTATTATATGTTTCAGTTGATACCGTTGAAGGTATCTTTGAAGCATGTGAAACGATTATTGAAAAGGTTAGAACAGGAGACAAAGATAGATTGGTTACAATTGTAGTCGATTCAGTAGCAGCAGCATCTTCAAAGAAAGAGATGGAAGCCGATTACGATAAAGATGGTTACGCAACTGACAAGGCTATTATCATTTCAAAAGCAATGAGAAAGATTACCAATATGATTGGTCGTCAATCAATCGCTTTAGTATTTACAAATCAATTAAGACAAAAGATGAACGCAATGTTTGGTGACCCGTGGACAACATCGGGTGGTAAAGCATTAGCATTTCATAGTTCAGTTAGATTGAGATTGAAGAATATGGGACAATTGAAACAAGGTGATAGAATTGTAGGTATTAAAGTTCGTTGTCAGGTTATTAAAAATAGAATGGGCCCACCATTGAGACATGCAGACTTTGACATTTTCTTTGACAGAGGTATTGATAATTTCGGTGGATGGTTGGCAGTTATGAAAGATGCTAAAATCCTTAAGCAAGCAGGAGCTTGGTACGAATATGTTGATATTGATTCGGGAGAGATTATGAAGTTTCAATCTAAAGACTTTGCAAAACTCTTACAAGATGAAAAACTTAAAGAACAAATTTATTTAAGAATTTGTGAGACTGCAATATTGCAATATAAAAACAATTCCAATTCGGATGAAGTTGAAGTAACAACGGACGAAGCAAATGAGTCAGATTAATAAGAAGTATTTAGATATACTAAAAGAAATAGATGAAGAACATAAAGGATTTGGAGATTTGCAACGCAACTCTAAAACTTTAGTAATTGATGGTCTTAATACCTTCATTCGTTCTTGGTCAACCGCTCCGAATCTTAATGATAACGGAGACCATATTGGAGGCATAGTCGGTACTTTAAAAAGTATCGGCTTTGCAATCCGTACAATTAACCCCACAAGAGTTATCGTTGTATTTGACGGTAAAGGTGGTTCACAAAGTAGAAAAGAAATATACGGCGGATATAAGTCGGAGAGAGGTAAGAACAAAATCAAAATGAGATTGAATCGTGCCGCATCCGTTGAAATGAATCCTGAAGAGGAAGGTGTATCAATGAAAAGACAAATGTCTGCATTGGGTGAATTACTTTCATCATTACCTGTTTCCATTATGATATATGATGGTATTGAAGCAGATGATGTTATGGCTTATATTGCTACAACCCTACGACAAGAAAATGAAAAGGTTGTGATAATGAGTACGGATAAGGATTTCCTTCAATTAGTAAATAAAGATGTGAGTGTATATTCTCCATCTAAAAAGAAAGTTTATAATATTCCAGAAGTAGTAGAAGAATTTGGTATTCATCCACACAATTTTATTAATTTCAGAATGATTGACGGAGACAAATCCGACAATGTAGAAGGTATTAGTGGATTGGGTGTTAAATCGATTATGAAAGCATTTCCAATGTTATCGGAACACCAATTAGTTGATACTACCGATATGGTTAACTATGTAAACACATTACCCAAAAAATCAAAAGCACACGAATTATTCTTAAATAATTTGGAAATTTGCGAAAGAAATCGTAAATTGATGCAGTTAGCAGAACCAACATTTAGTGGTAATCTCCGTATGAAAATTATGGATAGATACAACGAACCTACTACCAAATTCGACAAACAAACTTTCTTAAAGTATGGTTTGAAGAATAGAGTGTTAGAAGGTTTCCCAAATGTATTGGACTGGTTACAATCAACATTTTCACATATAGCAAAATTTTAAAAACAAAAGTTATGACAAAATCAGCAGACAAATTAGCAAAACCATTAGGAGACAGAGTCCTATTGAGTGAATTAGAAGAAGCAGCATCTAAAACTGCCGGTGGTATCATTATCCCAGATAGTGCAAAATCGGAAGATGTAAAAAGAGCAAGAGTAGAAGCCGTAGGTGACGGAATCTATACACAAAGTGGAGTAGCAATTCCAATGAGTGTAAAAGTAGGTGATGAAGTAATTCTTCCACCATATCATCAAGGAGTAGAAATTAAAGTAGGTGGTAACAAATACATCTTACTTAGAGAATCAGAATTATTAATGGTTATTAGATAACATAAAAACATGGAGGTCAACAATGAAGTGTCTTAAAAGTATAAAAACAGGAAATATTATCAGAGTAACTGATAGAGAAGCAAATAGTGCATCAAGTGAGTGGAAGTTTATTCCAAAATCAGAATGGAAAGCATTACGACCAAAGGCTTCGGTAAAGCAAGTTCAAGAAATTGAAAAGAAAGAAGAAACGATTTCAGAAAAGGCATTGAAAAGAAAAAAGATTGGTGAAAGACAAAGACCAGCAGAAGATTTGGATAACTATTTAATAAGTAAGTAATGCAAGAAGTAGATACACTAGTCAAATATGGCCAATCGTATCAATCTAAAGTTGTAGCTGCACTTATCACGGATGTTAAATTTTTAGAACAAGTTGGTGAAATTACTAAACCTGCATTTTTTGAATCTCAAGCAAACCAATGGATTATAGGTGAAGTCCAACATTACTTTGATGAGTATAGAACAGTTCCGACAATGGAAGTGTTTAAGATTAAAGTTGGTGGAATAGAGGACAAAGCATTGAAATTAACTGTAGTAGAACAATTGAAGAATGTCTATTTACAAGTTGGTTGTGAAGATATGCCTTATGTAAAAAAGGAGTATCTAACATTTTGTAAAAACCAAAAGGTTAAAGAAGCTCTATTCAAATCAGTAGACTTACTTAAAAACGGACAATACGAACAAATTATAGATACAATGATGAAGGCATCCAAAGTGGGTGTTGAATCTGATTTAGGTTTGGATTTTATTGAAGATTTTGAAACTATATTAGAAAATGTCAAAAGAGATTCTTGTCCTACGGGTTGGTCAGTAATTGATGAACTTATGGATGGTGGTTTAGGTCCCGGTGAATTGGGTGTAGTAATGGCCCCATCAGGTATCGGTAAAAGTTGGTTCTTATCTAAAATAGCATGTTCTGCTTTGGAAAAGGGTATTGATGTAATACATTATACTTTGGAATTATCAGAAAGTTATGTAGGTCAAAGATACATTACAATTTTAACAGGTATTCCAACAACCGACCAGAAAGATAGAAAGGATGAAATTATCAGAAAGGTAAAGCAAGTTCCAGGTAGAGTTCGTATTAAGTATTATCCACCACAATTTGCATCTGCTAAAACAATTGCAGCTCACATTGAAAAGATAAAACAAACCGGATTCAAACCAAAACTTATCATTATTGACTACGCAGATTTATTAAAGAGTGGAAATGGTAACAGGGATGGTCTTTATGCTGAATTAGGTGGGATATATGAGGAGTTAAGAGGTTTGAGTGGTGAAACACTTATCCCGATTTGGACAGCAACACAGACCAACAGAGCAGCAATAGACCACGAAGTTATTGGAGCAGATTCGGTAGGTGATTCATATAAGAAAGTTCAAACCGCAGATTTCATTATGTCAGTTAGTAGAAAAACAAAGGATAAGTTATCAAACACAGGTCGTATTCATATTGTCAAAAATAGATTCGGTCCTGATGGTTTAACATTTCCTGCAAAAATTGACACCTTTACCGGTACAATGGATGTATTTGCAGCAACATCGGTAGATGGTATGGCATCAACTAGAGATAGTAAAAGTGGTGAAGGATTAGAGAAAAAACTCCTACATAAAAAGTATGTGGAGAATATGGGATAAGTATAAAAAAATTAAAAAAAGTGTTAATAAATATTTTGATAAAAACCTAAAATTAACTAAAGAAAATGGAGTATAACAGTAGTCTATTCCATATATATCTTTACATTTCCCACTTTTTAAGGGAAAATATTTACTAACTAAAATTAAAAATTTACAAACAAAATGGACATTTCAAACAAAATCCTTTCAGAAATTACGGTTTATATGAAGTACGCAAAGTACAGACCCGAATTACAAAGGAGAGAG